CTGGTACTCAAGCAATACTGGGTCAATCTGCTTCTGAACTAGTGCAGCAGCACCAGCAGCAGTTAAGGCCTCTTCCAAATCGTTAGCCATTGCTAATTCTCCTTATATGTATTGGATAGGGGTTTATTTTTAATTGCTTAGAAGCCGCGGTCGGCTTGAGCAAACTTGTTTGCGAAGAATGGAGTAGAACCCCATACTTCATTCTGAACCTTACGGAATGCAGCAGAATTCATTTCTGCAAGCATGTGTGGGTCCAGTTCCTCCGACTCTGACAAGTCAGAGGCGTCGTTTCCGGTAGAAGCGTTGATGAGGCCCTTACGGAAGGTGTTTCCACCACGGTAAGACTCAACAGCGTTCTTCTTAGCATTAGCAACTGCTTCGGTAGCAGCCTTAGTGGCGGCCTCCGCAATCATTGCTGCAACTTGGTCGGCTGTAAACATATTTTCAGACACGGTGTTCTCCTGTGCTTCTATAGTTGATTCTTCAGCAGCAACTTCTTCAGCGGCAACCTCGTCTTCAGCAGCAGGTGCTTCATCAGCAACTACTTCTTCTTCTTCGGCTACAACTTCAGCAGCAGGTGCTTCAGGTGTTGATTCAATTGGCTTAATTGCAGCAGCAATAACTGCGGCAAGGGCCGAAAGGTCTGCATCGCTCAGCGTACGGACGGCAGCGGTTTCAAGCGTTGCTTCCTCAGCAGGAGTCTCTACAGGTGTGTTTTCATCGGACACTTCTGTCTCCATTTCTTCAGTTGGGGCGTTGTCGCTTGACTCTGCCTGTGGTACGGGGTCCCCACAAGTGGGGCAATACATGGCGTCCTGTGGCGTAGATGTGCCACAGTTGCCACAGCCGAGCGCATTTGCCGTCATTGATTCTGGCAATAGCGCTCCACACATGTGACAATGGATTGCGTCTTCCATAGCAGCAGCGCCGCATTCAGAGCATTCCATGTTGTTGTCGTTTGTCATTTCTTCATCCTCTGGTCCCATGCCACCAGCATCGCCGGTTGCATCTACCTGTGACCAGTCAGGCTTAGATAGGTAAATGTCGCCATCGTCATCTGGGTCAATTGCGTGCATAGCAGCAATGGCACCAAAAGCAATACGGTTGGCAACAATCCTTAGTTTGTGAGGGTCATTTGTTTGACCACTGATATTAATTGTATCATAGTCGTTAACAAGTGAAATAGAAGCATAGGCTTCTAGAATTTCTTGGAAATCGTTAGCAAGTTGTTCTTGTTCGCTAACAATGTTTACACCATACTTCTTTGCCGCAGACTTAATGCGTGATTTAATACGCGCTAGTTGGGCAGCAGTGTAAAGTTTGGCGTTCTTGTCTTGGTTAATGTATGACCAAGCAGCACGAACGTGACCGGCACCATTGATAGGATAACGCTTTTGCTTGTCCTTCTGGTATCCAGGGTCAGCGTAGGCAACATCGCCATAAGGCTTAGATGCGTCCTTTTCAAAAATCTTGTTTACGGCTTCTTCAACCGCTTCTTCCACTGCATCGCGAATTACTTCAGCGGCTTCGTGGGCAACTAATTCTTCGTCACGGGAAATAACTTCTACAGTTTCAACCGATTCAAAAATTGCTAGTTTGTTGTGTGATTCCGCAAGGGAAGCGTATTGGATTTCTGCACCCTCAACGCCTGGGCTGTTGGTGAAGTCAATACCGTGAATAGCAAGGTCGTCAGCAGTTGTTGCTTCTTGACCATCGGTGTGTACAACCGTTTCTGGATTGCCACGCCATTCACCACGAATAGAAACGCCCTTAATAAACTTTCCTGCAGCAAGGTTTGCAACGTCACGGCCATGGGCTGTGTTTGCAATTTCTGCTTCAAACATGGCAGAACCGTCAGCAAGAAGTTTTACGTTAGTAATGCGACCAACAGTTGAAGTTGCGTCGTCTTGAAAGGCCGCTGCGTGGCTAGTAGCCATGTTTAATGGCATTCCATTACCAGATTCAATCTGGCTTTGCATACGCTCTACAGCCTTTGCGATGTTCCCGCGGGTGTAAAGACGACGGTTTTTTGAAAGACCGGGCTTTAGAAAAATACCACGAATAGTGGCTGCCTTAGTTGAGGCCATGTTTGTCTCCTGGGATTCTTTGGCATCTAGTTTTTTAATAATTCCATTGACCCAAGAACGACCAGCATCCCCACCCCAGCCAAGCCAAGCAATGTAGCCAGCGGAAGGGTTTGAAGCGTTTGCCCAGTCTTTGCCCTTTTTGTCAACTTCGTGACGTGCAAAGTATGAGTGCATTCTTTTGATGGTGTCAGCGGAAATATTCTTACCATTAGAAAGGTCGCGTGCACGCGCAACACCTACCGCGGTCATGCCGCGATTGTGCTTTTTGCGCAGTTCTAATGAACGCGCAGCATTGCTTCGAACTTGTGCTGGTGGTGAAAAACTGTCTGTCATAATCTAATTTTCATCTTGGTGTAAAACGTTTTCCACGAAACTTCCAACGACTTACCTGCTTTAGGCGGTGTTGACGTTTGTATAAACGCTTTCTAAATCCGTGGTGCCTTGTTCGGCCCCATTGGGTTCTGCCGTATGCACGACTTGAACCTACTTCTTTTACAAACTTTTTTGGAATACCACTAATGCTTGGTTTTTTAAAACGCGCACGTGTTTGATAGCGCATGAAACGAATACCCATTGCGTGGGCTTTCATTGTCGTTATTTCACGCATATTGAATGCACGCGCTGCTGCGCCGGTTTCGCGCATTTTAATGGTGGTTTTTCTTAGGCCGTGATATGGGACTGACTTAGTGTGTCGCATCTGACCACGGGCCGCGCGGGCGGCTTTAAGGTTTGCACGTTCCGCAGCCAACTGTGCAGCAGTCTGCGAACCAGATGGATACTTTTTGTGCATTGCATAGGATGCAGCACGACCTAAATAGTTACCCATTAGCCTACTTCTTTAGATACCAATGCTGCGGCCTTGGCGGCAGTCATTCCCTTGTATCGGGTGAAGTTAAAAATTGGCTTTGTTTGGTCAACCTGTGGGAAAGAATCAACGTTAGTGATTCCACCTTCAGTAGAAACATTTGGTTCTTCGTTATTCATCTTCTTGAACCGTTTCGATTGTTTTGTTAGCCTTACCAGTGTTTCGTGGCTTCTTAAGAAGTTTGTTTGGTTCCTTAGCAGCGACTGCGGCCTTTCCACCACTAACGTTGCTTGTTGGTGCCGTTGTAGGACCTTGCATAGCGTTTTGTGGCGTTCCCTGAACCTTGGCAATATTAAGGTTTGCCGTAGAAAGTTCTTTAAGGTCTGACCATAGAACCATGTTCTGACGGTCAACAAGAATTGGGTCATCGCCACCTTCAATTGGTGGTTCGCCAATGTCTGCGCGGGCGCGGTTAATAGTCCATGAACCATTGCGGATACGCTGGTCACGAATTTGTTCAATAACTTCGTCGTCACGCCAGTCAACAACACCGAACTTCAATGTCCAGTCTTTGATGCCATGTGCTTGGTATAGAAGTGCGAATGAAAACTTTTCAAGAACAAGTTCCTGAATTGGACCTACGGTGTTAACACGGAAGGTCTTGTCTTGTGATGTTCCCGTACCACCACCGATGTTGCCTGATTCAACAACACCGACTTTTGATGGTGGAACACCATAGCCAGAAAGAATTTCGTCACGACGTTGCTGAAGTGTGCTTAACCAGTTATTAATTTGGTTAACACCCATTTCATTAACGATTGCGCCACCCTTGGTTTCAAAAAGGTTACCGATGTTACGGGCACCAAGGTTTCGGGTTGCGTACTGCTGTTGTAGGCGCTTCATTTCTGATTCAGGAAGGGCAAGTGGCCAGTCGACGTGGGCGCGCATTGGGTCACCACGCTTCATCGTTTCCTTAATCAAAGCAGCCGTAAAAAGCCAAGAAGTAATAGGCAGAATGTTCTTCTGCGTTGGGCTTACACCGTAAAGGGTGTCGCCTGGTGAATCAAACTTGACGTGGATAACTTCATTTGGCTTAAATCGTGCAATACGATTAGTAGCAGTCTTTTGAACGTATCCCTTAATAACACCATGCTCGTCGGCAATAACTGTCATTGTTTGTGGGTCAAGTTGGTAAAGGGCAACAGGTTCACCCATTGTCCATACGACTTCAGTAAAAGAATCACCAAAAATAAGAAGGTCAGTAACAATACTGCGCATCAATTGACGAACGTCATCTTTTGGATTTATGTAGTTAAGAAGTTCTTGAATCTTTTTAACTTCTTCTGGTGCTTCTGGCGTTACGTTTTCACCAGTGACACCACCGATGTATGTAACTTCAAGCCCACCAGCGGTGGCTGTACGGGCAATTGTGTCAACAGAAGCAGATGCCCATGTGCAAGCAAGGTAAGCCTGCATAAGTTGCTGCATGAAAGTAGGGCGGTCAAGTGTTCCCGCAGTTACGCTTTCACCAGGGTTTTGTTCAGAAGTTCCACCAAGTGGAACGCCGGTTGCATAACCAGCGCGCTTTGGTCCGCTTTTAGGACGGGCTTCTTCAATTTGTAAATCGAAGGAAGCACCCGCTTCTTCGAGTCCCCTTCTAAAAGATGTAATAGGCATTACAGATTTCTTTCTTTAGTTGAAGGGAAGCGAAAAGTCACCAACAAACATGTTTCCAAAATTGGGTGATTGTAGGGGTTGTGATTCATCTTCCATAACAGCAACCATTGTATCAGGTAGCCCAGTATTAAAAACAGGATTACTTTCATAAATAATTGGTCGTGCGTAGTTACCGGCGTACATGCAGACATACCGAAGGGCGTCAGCAATGTGGTCGGGAACATTCCTTGTTTCAGCATCATCAGGCTTTGTGGCGCTTCTTGGAAGTGAAGGAATTTGTTCTACAAACTGTGGACAACTTTCTTCAAAGACATGAAGCATTGGGCATTTTTCCCAACCCATGTTGCGGTGCAAATCACATGCAGGCGCATCGTTTAGGTATTGGTGAACGCGCGACCAACCGTTAATACGGTCATTGTCGGCCTTCATAATGCCGCAGCCTTCTATTCCATAAATGTCTGCAATAGACATTGGTGTACCGCGTGACCCCCACATAGAAGGGTCTGCAACGCGAATGACTTCATATTCACCGTGCGAATGTTCTGTTTCAAGAATTATCTTTGCCTGGTCGTCAGCATTTACGCCAGTTACACAGATTTCACGGTAAACCCAAATTCTTCCATCATTGTCAGTGGCAATCCAAACGACCGCAAATGGGTCCCTGAATCCATAGTCAATTCCGGCGTACTTTGGCCATTCTGGTGGAATGGGGAATTGTTTGACAACATGCTTAGAATATTGCCATTGTTCAAAGAACTGCCCGACCATTGCATCCCAGTCGCCGTCACGCATTGCGGCTCGACGCTGTGGGTCGGGAATTGAATTAAGAACCGCATCATACCCTTCGTTAACGTGGGGGTTATCGGTTGCTTTTGCAGGGATATAACAGACTTCACGGCTGTAACTGCTGCCTTCTGTTACTTCCTTGTGACGCTTTTTACCACGCTGTGTGGGGTTAATAAAGCGGTCTTTAAGATATTTGTGGCCAACGCCACCTGGGTTAGAAGCAAGGCGCAAACCGATAACAGGTACCAATTTGCTACCAG